AAGGTAGACAAAGAAGTGGTAGAAGCTTTTTTAAAGATGACCTATTTTTTGTAGAGCCTGAGCAGTTTTATATGTACCATAATGGTACACAATGGAATGCAGTTGATAGATATTGTTTTGTAAAACCCGTATCAAAAGAAGATTCGTATATTTATAAAAACACAAAAGAAGAACCATTGGTTGGTGAAATGAAATACCCTAACGATTATTTAATGAGTAAAGGTATTAGTGAAGGAGATAGAGTTTCGTTTAAACCTGATTCTGAATATGAGTTTGAAGTTGACGGAGAAAAGTTATATAGAATGTTTGACCATCAAATAACAATGGTTCTATGATTTATATAAAAGATAATTTTTTAAGTGATAATGTATATAATCAGTTAATGGATTATTTGAACTCAACAGAATATAGAGAAGTTGACACAGGCGATAAAAGTTTTTGGGTTTGGGATAGTTCTGAATCTTTTGACGACATTGTATCTTTTGAATTGTCAGTTGCAGAAAATAAACCAATAAGAAAAATATTAAGTTTTTTTAGAATATCTAATAATGAAGTAGATAAAGATTGGAGGATTCACGCAGATACAATTATAAATAACGAAAAGCCTGATAGAGCATTAGTGCTTTATTTATCAAAGTCAACTATGAAAGAGTTGCACGGTACTGCGTTTTGGGAACATTCAACTATGGGAGAAACTATGCCAAGTAATATTTCTGATAAAGAATTTGATACTATATTAAAAGAAGATTCAAATGATTTAACTAAATGGAGTTTGAAAAGTGTTGTAGGATACAAACCTAATAGGCTTATATCTTATCCTTGTAATTACTTTCACAGTAAATATCCAAATGAAAGTTGGCAAGAAGGTAGAATAGTCTATGTAATGTTTTATAAAAATGAGTAGAGAATGGGATTGGATGTACTTTAATGATGAATGGAATGAACACGATGGTTCACCTATACCAATAAGAAAAAGCAAAAGATTTAATAATGAAATCAAAAGAAATAAAATTAAAAATAATAGAAGCAGGACACAGGGCAGTAGAGCAACTGATAAAGGTGGCGAAGGAAGCGATTATTAAACACGACCCTGAAGATGACTTGTCTGCTGACAGGTTGAAAAATGCAGCAGCTACAAAGAAGTTAGCAATCTTTGATGCTTTTGAAATACTTAATCGTATTGAAGCAGAAAGAGAAGCTATAGATTCTTTAGAAAAAGGAATTAAAAAAACAGATACAAAACAAGGATTTGCAGAAAGAAGGTCTAAATAGCTTATATAACATACTTGAGGGTGTTGTACCAAAAAATGTTTTAACGTCTAAGAACAAGGCTAAAACGTGGAAATACGGCTATAACCCTAAGTATGATTTTGTTGTTATATCTAAGACCGGACAGATAGAAGATATTGTAGAAGTTCAAGGTCTTCGTATTGCACTACCTAAACCACCCAAAGATATTCATTCTAGAAGTAAAAAGAAGCAAGAACAATATTGGGAGAGAGTAGAACTACCTAAGGTTCTGTCTAAAATACAATCTATATTTCAATGGAATGAAATGTCTTCAGACTTTAAAGACAGATGGGTTGATTATATTGAAGAAGAGTTTGATAGAAGAGAAGCAGGTTTTTGGTATATGTCTAATGGCAAACCTGTTTATATAACAGGTGCACATTATATGTATCTACAATGGACAAGTATTGATATAGGATACCCTGATTTTAGAGAAGCTAATAGAATATTGTTTTTGTTTTGGGAAGCTTGTAAGGCAGACAAAAGAAGTTTTGGAATGATTTATCTAAAGATAAGACGTTCAGGATTTTCATTTATGTCATCTTCTGAATGTGTAAACACCGGAACTTTAGTTAAAGATTCTAGAGTTGGCATACTGTCAAAGACAGGTTCGGATGCTAAAAAAATGTTTACTGATAAAGTTGTTCCAATCAATAGTAGACTTCCGTTCTTTTTTAAACCTATAATGGATGGTATGGACAAACCTAAAACTGAATTAGCTTTTAGGATTCCGGCAGCTAAGATTACAAAAAAGAATATGTATGAAACAACTCAGGATGAAATGTTTGGGTTGGATACCACAATAGATTGGAAGAACACAGATGACAACTCATATGATGGTGAAAAGCTTTTACTTTTAGTACACGATGAAAGTGGTAAGTGGATTAAACCAAATAATATTTTAAATAATTGGAGAGTAACGAAAACTTGTTTACGTCTTGGAAGTAAGATTATTGGAAAGTGTATGATGGGTTCTACATCAAATGCTTTAGACAAAGGTGGTAGTAACTTTAAAAAACTATACACAGATTCTAACGTACTACAAAGAAATGCAAATGGTCAAACTAAAAGTGGTATGTATTCACTTTTCATCCCAATGGAATGGAATATGGAGGGATTCATAGATATGTATGGAATGCCTGTATTAGAAACACCTAAGCAAGAAATCAAAGGTATTGATGGAGAAAATATTTATCAGGGTGCAGTAAACTATTGGGAAGCAGAAGTTGATTCATTAAAGAATGACCCCGATGCTCTAAACGAATACTATAGACAATTTCCTAGAAGTGAATCTCACGCATTTAGAGATGAGAGTAAACAATCAATATTCAATCTTACAAAAATATACCAACAGATAGATTACAATGACTCTATAATTATAGACCATCACGTTACTCGTGGGAATCTGCGTTGGTTGAATGGTGTTAAAGATACTAAGGTTATATTCTCTCCTGACAACAGGGGTAGATTCTTTGTTTCTTGGACACCTAATAGTGTGTTACAAAATAATGTTGTAACACGAAAAGGTAACAAGTATCCCGGCAATGAACACATAGGTGCTTTTGGATGTGACAGTTATGACATATCAGGAGTAGTTGGTGGTGGTGGTTCTAATGGAGCATTACACGGAAAGACTATGTTTAATATGGATGAAGCACCAAGTAATGAATTTTTTCTTGAATATATTGCTAGACCACAAACTGCAGAAATATTTTTTGAAGATGTTTTAATGGCTTGTGTTTTTTATGGGATGCCTATTTTAATAGAAAATAACAAACCTAGATTATTGTATCATTTTAAAAACAGGGGATACAGAAATTTCTGTATGAATAGACCTGATAAAATTTATACAAAGTTATCTAAAACTGAAAGAGAATTAGGAGGTATACCTAACTCAAGTGAAGATGTAAAACAAGCACACGCATCAGCTATTGAATCTTATATCGAAAACCATATTGGTATGAAAGATGATTTAGAAATGGGTGATATGGTTTTTACTAGAACCTTAGAGGATTGGGCAAAGTTTGATATAAGTAATCGAACTAAGTTTGATGCTGCTATTAGTTCAGGTTTAGCTATAATGGCAACACAAAAACATCTTTATTTACCTGAGAAAAAACTTTCAAAAATAAAGGTTAACTTTGCAAGGTATACTAACAAGGGTAAATATAGCGAAATTATCAGATGAAGAAAGTAAATATAAACATATCATCTGCAGGTTTTCCTAGTCAGTTTGTGTCAGATTCAGAAAAAGAAACAGTCGAATTTGGGTTACAAATTGGTCAAGCAATTCAATATGAATGGTTTAAAAAAGACGGAAATCAATGTAGATATTATAATCAATGGAGGGACTTCAATCGTTTAAGGTTATATGCGAGAGGAGAACAACCAATAGGAAAATACAAAAACGAATTAGCAATTGACGGTGACTTATCTTATCTGAATTTAGATTGGACACCTGTTCCAATACTACCAAAGTTTGTTGATATTGTTGTGAATGGTTTGCAGGACAGAGAGTTCCACGTTAAAGCTTATGCACAAGACGCAATATCACAATCAAAAAGAAGCAAGTATCAAACTATGATTGAAGGGCAAATGGCTGCAAAACCTATGCTCCAAACTATCCAAGAAAAAACAGGAGCAAATCCTTTTACTGTAGAACCCGATGAGTTACCAAATACAGATGAAGAGTTAAAGTTATTTATGCAGTTAAATTATAAACCTGCAATTGAAATAGCTGAAGAAGAAGCCATTAGTACTTTGTTTGAACAAAACAAATACAATGATATTAGAAAAAGATTAGACTATGATATGACTGTCTTAGGTATTTCTTGTGCAAAGCACGAGTTCTTGCCGGGTGATGGTGTTAATATAAAATATGTAGACCCTGCTAATATAGTATACAGTTATACAGAAGACCCATATTTTAAAGATTGTTTTTATTGGGGAGAAATCAAAACACTTCCAATCATTGAACTTAAAAAGATTGACCCATCATTAACTAATGAAGACTTAGAAGAAATATCACAGTATTCACAAAGTTGGTATGATTACTACAATACTGCACAGTTTTATGAGAATGATATTTTCTATAGAGATACTGCAACCTTAATGTACTTTAATTATAAGACAACTAAAAAAGTTGTTTATAAAAGAAAAGTAAAAGATAATGGTAATGTGAGTATGATTGAGAAAGATGACTCATTCAACCCACCTGTTGAAATGCAGGAAGAACAAAACTTTGAGAAAGTTTCAAAAACTATTGATGTATGGTATGAAGGTGTAATGGTAATGGGTACAAACATAATTCTCCAATGGAAACTTATGGAGAATATGGTTAGACCACAATCAGCTACGCAACACGCAATACCAAATTATGTAGCTGCTGCACCTAGAATGTATAAGGGTGCTATTGAATCTCTAGTAAGAAGAATGATTCCATTTGCAGATTTAATTCAAATAACTCACTTGAAACTACAACAAGTAATTTCTAGAGTTGTACCTGATGGTGTGTTTATTGATGCAGATGGACTTAACGAGGTTGATGTAGGCACAGGTAATGCTTATAATCCTGAAGATGCATTGAGATTATATTTTCAAACAGGTTCTGTAATTGGTAGAAGTTACACACAAGAGGGTGACTTTAACCAAGGTAGAGTACCTATTAAAGAATTACAATCAAGTTCAGGTGCTAGTAAAACTCAAATGCTTCTTGGTAATTACAATCATTACTTAAATCAAATAAGAAATGTAACAGGATTAAATGAAGCTAGAGATGGTTCTACTCCTGACCCTAATTCATTGGTTGGATTACAAAAACTTGCTGCACTAAATTCAAATGTAGCTACTAGACATATATTAGATGGTAGCTTATACATATATAGAAGTTTAGCAGAAGCATTAACTTATAGAGTTGCTGATATTTTAGAGTATGCAGATTTCAAAGAAGAGTTTGTCAATCAAATTGGTAAATACAATGTATCAATCCTTAATGACATTAATGACTTATACATATATGACTTTGGTATATTCATTGAATTATCTCCTGACGAAGAGCAAAAACAACAATTGGAACAAAATATCCAAATGGCTTTATCCAAGGGTGATATTAATTTGGAGGATGCTATTGACATTCGTGAAGTAAAAAATCTTAAACTTGCTAATCAACTTTTAAAAATGAAGAGAGTTGGTAAGCAAGAAAGAGAAGAGAAGATGCAAATGCAACAACAAGCTATGCAATCTCAGCAAATGTTGAAGGCTCAAGAGATGAAACAACAACAAGAGGTTCAAAAGATTCAAATGGAAAATCAGGCTAAAATGGAATACAGACAAGCTGACGTTGCATTTGAAATTGAGAAGATGAAAAACGAAGCTATGTTGAAATCTCAGTTAATGGATAAAGAGTTTCAGCTTAATGTTGAGTTAGCTAAACTAAATAATCAAGGATTGGCTGATAGAGAAAATGCTAAAGAAGATAAGAAAGCACAGAGAATTAGTCAGGCTAATACAGAGCAATCAAAAATGATTAATCAAAGAAAAAATAATTTACCTCCAATAAACTTTGAATCAAACGAGGATAGTTTGGATGGTTTTGATTTAGCAGAGTTTGAGCCTAGATAATAGTCTAAAACTATATGATTTTTTGTGTAACTTTGTATAAAATTAAATTTAATATAATATGGAAATAAAAGTTAAAGCAGTAGAGGGTACTGAAGAGAAGTCAGTACAAGAAATTGAAAACAAACTATTGGAGAAGCACGAGGAGAAACTTAATGATGATACTCCTGTAGAAAAAGTTGAAACAGAACAGGTCCAATTAAAAGAAGAAAATACCCCTGTAGAACAAACAGAGGTAAAAGAAACACCTGAAGTAAAAGAAGAAATTAAAACTCAATCCTCAGAGTTAAACGAGGAAGACGTTCTTAAATTTATTGGAAATAGATACGGTAAAGAGATTAAATCTCTTGACGAACTAAATCAACAGAGAGAGGAAAAACCTCTACCTGAAGATGTAGCTAAGTATCTAAAGTATAAAAAAGAAACAGGTCGTGGATTCGATGACTTTGCTAAGATGCAAAGAAACTATGATGAAATGGAACCTGATAGATTGCTAAGAGAATATCTTACTGCTACTGAGAAAGGTTTAGATGCAGATGATATAAACCACCTTATGGAGGATTATTCGTTTGATGAAGAACTTGATGATGAAAAGCAAATAAGAAAAATTAAATTAGCAAAGAAAAAAACTATTGCGAAAGCCAAAGATTTTTTTGCGAAGCAACAAGAACTATATAAAGTTCCTCTTGAGTCAAGGGGAGATAACTTGACAAGTTCTGAGTCAGCAAAAGAATTGGAAGACTATCGTAAATATATAGCTGAAGCGAAGACAGTTCAGGAACAACAATCTCGTTTGAGAGAGTTGTATGACAAGAAGACGAATGATTTGTTTAGTGAGTTCAAAGGTTTTGAGTTTACGTTAGATGACAAGAAATTTAGTTTTGCTCCGGGTGATGCTACAGAACTCAAGTCCCTTCAAAACAATCCACAGAATTTTGTAAAAAAATTCTTAGGAGAAAATGGGGAGTTGGAAGATGCAGCAGGATACCACAGGTCACTAGCAATGGCGATGCATCCCGAAAAGTTTGCAAAGTTTTTTTATGAGCAAGGGAAGTCTGCAGCAGCAGATGAAACTATGAAGAAGTTGAAAAATGTAAATATGTCAACTCGTTCTGCTCCTGAAGTAACTAAGTCAACCAACGGTTTGCAAATCAAATCTGTAACACCACCAAGTAGAAGTGGTCTACGGATTAGAAGTAAAAATAAATAAATGTTAAACTTAAAAAATTAGAAATTATGAGTGTACAAAGTGTACCCGGTTTTGATTTACAACCATCAGCACAACAAGTGCCGGTTGCATCAAACTATATTACTAATTTCGACTTCTTGAATCAGTATCTACCTGATACTTATGAAAAAGAATTTGAAAGATACGGTAATAGAACAATTAGTTCCTTCCTAAGAATGGTAGGAGCAGAAATGCCATCTAACTCTGACCTTATCAAATGGGCAGAACAAGGTAGATTGCATACTAAATATGTAGATTGTACTACGGCAGCAGTAATTAATGCTGACGAAGCTACTTTTACTGTAAACGATGCAGGTAACCCTGCTTTCGGTGCTACTAATAGTATTGCTATTAGAGCAGGTCAGACTGTAATGATTAGTGACAACGCAGGTGGAGGTTCTGTAAAAGGAATCGTAACTGCAGTTGACTTAACTAACTTCACTTTTGACGTAGCATTTTATCCTGCAAACGGTATTCCTGTAGCAGGTGCAGGTAAGAAGTTCACAGTTTTCATCTATGGTTCTGAATTTAAAAAAGGAACATCAGGAATGGAAGGAAGCTTAGAAGCTGACGACCTAATCTTCGAGAACTCTCCAATTATCATTAAAGATAAGTATGAGGTATCAGGTTCTGATATGGCTCAAATTGGATGGGTAGAAGTAACTACTGAGAATGGTGCTAACGGATACCTATGGTATTTGAAGTCTGAGCACGAAACTAGATTGAGATTCGATGACTACCTAGAAACGGCTATGATTGAAGCAGTTCCTGCTGAAGCTAATGGTGGTGCAGTAAACCCTGCAGTAAACCCTGAGTACGGTAACAAAGGTTCTGAAGGAATCTTCTATGTTGTTGGACAGAGAGGTAATGTATGGGCAGGTGGTAACCCTGACCAACTAGACCAATGGGATACTATTATTTCAAGGTTAGACAAGCAAGGTGCTATCGAAGAGAATGTTGTATTTGTTGATAGAGATTTCTCTTTTGACATTGATGATATGCTTTCTGAGCAATCTTCTAATGCAGCAGGTGGTGTTTCTTATGGTCTATTTGACAATGAGAGAGAAATGGCACTTAACTTAGGATTCACAGGATTTAGAAGAGGTTACGACTTCTATAAGTCTGATTGGAAATACTTGAACGACCCAACAATGAGGGGTGGTTTACCTGCAGGTGCAGGGTCAGGTAGAATTAATGGACTTTTAGTTCCTGCCGGTTCTACTTCAGTATATGACCAAATCCTAGGTAAGAATGCAAAAAGACCATTCTTGCACGTTAGATATAGAGCTTCAGAAACAGAAGACAGACGTTACAAAACTTGGATTACAGGTTCTGCAGGTGGAGCAAGAACTTCTAGCAAAGATGCTATGGAAGTTCACTTCTTATCTGAAAGAGCAGTATGTACTTTAGGTGCTAACAACTTCTTCTTATTCCAAGCATAAGATAGATAACTATTAAGGGGGGAATTATATCCCCCCTTTTTTTACTTTAATTTAATTTTAAATACAATGAAAAAAAATAAACAACAAAAGTTTGTAGACAAGAGTTACAAGCTTCTAAGAGGAGTAGCACCTCTCACTTATATGCTACCAACAAAACATTCAAGAAGATTTCCTTTATTACATTTTGATGAGAGCACAGGTGTCAACCGTGAACTTAGATATGCAAGAAACCAAAACTCTTGTTTCAGAGATGAGCAAGATAAAAATGTGGTTTTAGAACCAATCATTTTTGAGGATGGGTTTTTATATGTACCTAAGGAAAATCAAATACTACAAAAGTTTTTACACTATCATACTTTAAATGGTAAAACATTTACTGAGATTAACGAAAGCAAAGATGCAGCAGCACAAGTAGATGCACTTATGGTAGAAGCTGATGCATTAGTTGAAGCTAAGAAACTATCACTAGAGCAACTAGAAAATGTATGTAGAGTATTATTTAATACTGACACATCTAAAGTTTCTACTGCAGAAATGAAAAGAGATATATTGGTTTATGCTAAAAATAATCCTCAAGATTTCTTAGATGTAATTAAAGACCCTGACTTAAAACTTATGGGAACCGTACAAAGATTCTTTGACAATGGACTTTTAGGTTTCAGAAAAAGTGGAAAAGAAGTATGGTTTAATACTGCATCTAACAAAACCAAACTACTTAATGTACCGTTTGGGGAAGAGGCTCTTGATATAGTTTGTCAGTATATGCAATCAGATGATGGAGTTGAGGTTCTAGAACACTTAGAATCCTTATTAGATTAACCCTTAACCAACACCAAATCAAGGACCTCTTCTAAAAACGAAGGGGTCTTTTTTTTTCATTATCTTTGTAGAAAAGAAAACAGATGATAAATTCAGTTAGACAAACGGTAATGTCTGTTCTGAATAAAAATAATTATGGTTATATATCCCCATCTGACTTTAACTTATATGCTAAACAAGCACAGTTAGATTTATTTGAAAATTATTTTTATCAGTACAATTATCAATTACAAAAAGAAAATGCTCGTCAATCAGGGACAGGGTATGCTGATATAACGAAAGGATTAGAGGAAGTAATAAATACGTTTTCTGAAACTAAATTTTTATCGCATCAGTATAGTAATAGGTTTTTTACACCTAGTTTAACTACTACAGGTGATAGCTATTACCTTTTAAACAAAGTACTTATATACTCAAAGCTACTTGTTAGTAGCACCAATACTGCTTTGCAGGTACAATCTTTAATTGATAATACTGCAACCTTTATTGCTAGTGGTGTACAAGTAAATGATATAGTAGTAAACTTATCATCTAACCCACCTGAGATTGGGTATGTAAGTGTAGTTGTTAGCGAAACTGAATTAACTTTAGTTGACTACAATGGAAATCCATTTGATAGTTTTATAAACCCACAAATGCAGTATTTGATATATTCAACTAAGCCTGTTAAAGAAGCTGAAAAAGTTACGAATAGTAAGATAACTATGTTGAACAACTCAATACTTACTGCTCCTAACTTAATGTTTCCGGCTTACTCACATCAAGAACCAAATTTAGTTTTATATCCTGATACTATAGATGAGTATGGTTCGGTTCAATGTCAATACATTAGATTCCCTAAACCACCTAAATGGACATATGTTGATTTACCCGGTGGCGAACCTTCATTTGACCAAGGTGCTGCAGACTATCAGGACTTTGAATTACCTCTAGATGATGAGGTCAATTTGGTAAATAAAATATTACAGTACGCAGGTATGTCGATTAGAGAAGTAAGTTCAGTACAATTTGGACAGGCACAAGAAACTGCTAACACAACAACAGAAAGATAATTATGGCTTATATAACTCAATATCAATATTACGAGAATGGTGGACAACAACCTGAGAATGCAAATTGGGGTTCATATCAATATGTTTCTTTGGAAGATATAGTTAACAATTTTATGCTAATGTATTCAGGAAATCATAGTCTTGTTAATAATGAAGAAAGATACAAGGTTTTATTTCACGCAAAACGTGCAATACAAGAATTGAACTATGATGCATTTAAAGAAATAAAAATCTTAGAACTAAACGTATGCGATACACTAAGATATGTTTTACCATCTGACTATGTTAATTGGGTAAGAGTTTCTTTATATCAAAATGGTTTACTAAAACCTTTAACAGAAAATATACAAACCAATTGGTCAAGTGCATATTTACAAGACAATGATTGTAGAATATTATTTGACATTGATGGTAATGCTTTATCTCCACAAAATTCTACTATTGATTACGAAAGAATTAGAGGTGGTAAACAATCAATATACTTAAACCAAAATTCAAAGATGTATGGAAAGTCCGGATATTGTTGTGATGGTAATTGGTATTTTGAATATGGCATTGGTGCACGTTATGGATTAAACACAGAAACTGCTAATGCAAATCCTACTTTTAAGATTAACCCTAAAGGTGGTGTAATTAATTTTAGTTCAGGTGTGGCTAATGAGTTAATCATACTTGAGTATGTTTCTGATGGTATGGAAAATGGTAATGATGGTTTGGTACAAGTAAACAAACTGTTTGAAGATTACATTTATGCAGCTATTGAATATGCAATCCTTGGCTCTAAAGTAGGAGTTCAGGAATATATAGTAGCAAGACTTAGAAAGAAAAGTGCAGCACTATTGAGAAATGCAAAAATTAGAATAAGTAATATACACCCCGGAAGATTATTAATGAATATGAGGGGTAGAGATAAGTGGATTAAGTAATATGGCAAACACGACAAGAAACTTTACGCAGGGCAAAATGAATAAAATGGTTGATGAACGACTCGTTCCAAACGGGGAGTACATTGATGCATTGAATGTTCGTATGGGTTCTACTGAAGGAGCAGAGATTGGAGTTATTGAAAATTCTAAAGGTAACGACAAGCTGACTACCATAAGATATAATGGTACACCACTAAGTGATGCTGCTCGTTGTATTGGAGCATATGAAGATAGTGCTAATGAAACTATTTATTGGTTTGTACACGACCCAACCTTTGAAGGTGCAGGTTCTCCAACAGGGATTGTCGATATGATTTGTTCTTATAATACAATTTCACAGGCAGTTACATATCACGTTATAAGTGTTGACGATGGTTCGGGAACTAAAACAACATTAAACTTTGACCCTGATTATCTTATAACAGGTGTTGACTTTGTAGATAATAGACTTTTATTTTTTACAGATAATACAAATCCTCCAAGAAAAATTAATGTAAATTTTAATTATGGTGACCCTACTAATGGGTTAGATGGTTTCACATATGATGAAATTATGGTTATTAAAAAACCACCTACTAGTTCTCCTAATGTTAGATTACTTGCTACGGCAGGTGAGTCTACATATATGGAGGATAGATTTCTTTGTTTTGGATATAGATATAAATATAACGATGATGAGTATTCTGCTACATCTCAGTATTCAACTGCAGCATTTACTCCCGGTGGCTTTTTATTTTCTCCTGATAGTTATTTAAATGAAGGAATGATAAACTTTACTAATACTGCTGAGATTACTTTTAATTCAGGTGGTCCACTAGTAAAGGGTATAGATTTATTATTCAAGGACAACGATAGTAATGTCGTAAAGATTATAGAGAAACTAGATAAAGTAGAAAACGCATATAACGACAATCAAGATTATACATACACCTTTACTAACAGTAAGATATTTACAATTCTTCCTGAAGCTGAAATACTAAGATTGTTTGATAATGTTCCTAGATTAGCAAAGGCACAAACATTAATGGGTAATAGATTGATGTATGGTAATTATGTTGAAGGTTATGACTTAATTGACTATCAAGGAAACCCAACAAGGTTGACATTCTTTACTACTCAAACTAATGATGACATTGGTTTAAAAGACGTAGATGATGGTGTGGCTTCGGTAAATTATAGTATAGGACCTAGTAACACTTCACAAGCACAGTTTGAAATAGACTTTCCAAGTGACATTGAATTAGTTTCAGGAGCAGCAATTCAAGTTACTTTAAAATATAAACACGAATCATTTAATGGTACTGCACCATTTCCTGTTGAGGAAACTCCTGAACAAGAAATAGGATTTATATTTAATGTGAACCAAAATTTTAATAGTGTTTACGAGTATGCAACAAGCCAAAGTTTTCAGGACCAAGTTGGTACTCTAAGTAACATTAAACCTTTACAAGATGCAGCAGACCCTGAAAATAATTCTTGTAATGGAACCACATTTACTGATGTGTTTTACTGTAGTATACCTTCTGACTTAGATTTACTAAATAAGTTTGATGGTGGTATAAGTACAGGTGGACCTCAGCCAATTCAGATTGAAGCTAGTCCGGGTTCTAATACTATTGGACTTAAATTACCTGCAGTACAATTTGTAGATGATATTGCAACACCTACTCAAAATGTATATGAATATTTTGAAATTACATTTGGAGAAGTTGTATATGCTAAAATTGGAGTTGGTGAAAGTCTTCATAGCAATAGAGGTTATGAAGTTGGTATGGTGTATATGGATGAATTTAATAGAGCAACACCAACTTTAGTTAGTCTTAATAATACTGAGCACTTTCCCTGTGGAATGTCTTACTTTAAAAACAGTATTCAAGTAACTATACCAACCACACAAATTGCTCCATCTTGGGCAAAAAGATATAAGTTTGTTGTAAAGCCTGATAAAGAAAAATATGAAACAATTTATACTAATATATTTTTTGAAGACCCAAATACTTCTGCAGCATATTTTTTGTTAGAAGGTGAGAACTCTTCTAAAATTACTGAAGGTCAAAGGCTAATAGTTAAGACAGATACAGAAGGTCCATTGACTCGATGTGTTACTGCTACAGTATTAGAAAAAGAATCAAAGACTGAAGACTTTCTAGAGATTCCTGTAGAGGGTGGAGGTGCAGATGAGTTTGTTCCCCAACCATCAGGAACATATATGAAAATAAATACTACTCAGTTTAATGCTGAAGTAGACGAAGGTGCAGTTGTAGACTTTGGAAAAAGACAAACAACGGCAGACAGAAGCGACCATTACCCATTAGTTAAATATCCTGTAAACTTAGATGGAGCAGACCCTGATATACCGGGTTCATCTTTTACAGATTATGATGTACCTGCAGGTTCTAGAATTGTATTTGATTTTTACTTTAGAAGAATTGGTAGAGGGGATGGTAATAATGCTTGTGAAAGAAGAACGTATGAGTTGTCAGAAACATATGCTGCAAGTAGTGATTATGATAACTTTATGGATTGGTTTAATGGTGACAACATTGGAGATACTCTAGACAATGGAGTTGGTTATGCAGGAGATAATTCTTGTCCACCGGCAAACACTTATTTATCTACATTACTTGAAAGTGATTTAGGAGATAGTACAAGTGATATACCACAAGATTTATGTACAAACTATTATCAGTTTTATAGAAACAATACATCAAATCAATTATTATTTCTTGTAAGAGGAACAAGAGCCTGTAGTAGAACAAAAAAACAAAGGTCACTTGCGAGAATAAAAATTACAGTATTTAGAGCAGAAGATACTATTGTATTTGAGTCAGAACCAATTGATTCTTCACCTGACATTTGGTATGAAGGTGCTGATTCTTTTCCAATTATATCTAACTCGGACTCTTGTGTTTTTAGTGTAAGTGTAGATGCAAGTGAGCCTAGTCCAATTGCTTTTAATTATGTAAACCTTGACGGTGTAGGACAACAAGTAATATGTAATCCGAGTCAAACAATTACTGAAATTTTTGGGAGATGTGGTACTATGACAACAAGTGCTACAACACCTCCTGTTGACCCCACAAATATTACTATTGATTCTGAACCTGCACCACAAGGAAGCCACGTTACAGATATTCAGCCTCAGACTTCTACACAAGCAGGGATAGTAAACACAGGTTTATTTAACTGTTACTCTTTTGGTAATGGTGTAGAAAGTTATAAAGTAAGAGATAGTTTACTTGGTAAAGAATTAGTATTTGGAAACAGGGTAACTTCTACACAGGCTTTAGATTATCAAGAGATAAGAAGGTTTGCAGATATAACATATAGTGGAGTATTTAATGATGAGTCTAACATTAATAGATTAAATGAGTTCAATGGAGGACTACTAAACTTCAAAGCTTTAGAAGAGTCTTTTGGTCCTATTGAAAAATTATTTGCTAGAGAAACAGATGTACTAACATTACAAGAGGATAAAATATCTTATGTGTTGTCAGGTAAAAACTTACTATCAGATGCAGGGACAGGAAGTTTATTACAGTCAGTACCTGAAGTCTTAGGAACACAGATAGCTAGGATTGAAGAGTTTGGTATAAGTAATAACCCTGAAAGCTTTGTTCAATGGGGTCCTGAAAAATATTTTACTGATGCCAAAAGAGGAGTGGTATTAATGCTAAGTGGTACGAGTTACACAAATGATTCTTTAATGGTAATATCTTCATTTGGTATGCGTAGTTGGTTTAGAGATTTATTTAATACTCAAGTTGATACTCAAAAACTTGGAGGCTATGACCCATATATGAATGAGTTTGTTTTATCTGCTAACAATATATCACTACCTATAGAGGAGGTTTGTATAGAGTGTGGTATAACAGGTCAATATTTAGTTCAACTAAATAATGAATTAGATAATTGTTATGAGTTAGGAACCCCTGTAGGTCAAGTAGATATAGTTTATAATATTATAAACATTACAGGAAACACAGTTTTAACTGCAACTTATAATGGAGTAGCAGTATCTACAGGTCCTGTTACAACATCAGGTACTTTAAGCTTTGATAAAAGTTTAGCACAAACCACAACATTTGATTTAAATGTTGTGAGTTCAGGAAGTGTAGAGATTGAATTTATAGTCAATTGTCCTGAACCAAAAGAAATGGCAGTAGTATATATATGTGCTACTAGTGATTTAGATTCAGATGATACCATTCATAATGATTTTAGTTGGGAACAAAATGGATACCAATCACCTATTAATTCTCAAGGAGTAACATTCTTGTCAGGAGCAGGTAACCCTGTTGTTAGTTATTACCAAATAAACTCAGGTGTTCAAGGTGTTGGAAGTATACCTCCTGATGGTTCTACTGTAACAATGGCATTTAACAAATACAGTCAAGATGATGCGACATTTGATTTAAACACTAATAAGTTTAGATTCCTAAGAAGTAATACATTGTATGCTAATACACCTCAAGCAGTTGCTCAAGCTATTGCAGCTTCTAGTGTAGCAGCACCTATAGATTCTTCTTTGGCTCCTGATTATTATAAAGCAGACTTTACAGTACCTAATGGGAATGAACAATATTTATATATTATATATGACTATAGAACTCCTACGGCAATTGATTTATGTAGAAGAGGCACACTAGAAGATTCTTGTTGTAACTGTGATGAAACACCAACTTAAAATTAAATATTATGAGTAATTTTTATATAGACGGAACAACTTTAAATAACGCAACTGCAGTATATGATGATGCTGCATTAACTACTTGTGCTGCAGCAGGATTTTATTCTGATGGTGTAACTTCTAGAGAGCAGGTTTTAAATGGTTCTAACTGTTATCTACTACCTCCTCAACCTTGTCCGAGTTGTGCAACCCCTTGTGGAACACAAATTAATGGAAACGGAGCACAAGGTGTTTATCAATTAGATATGGATGTGGGTGGTACTGTAAACGACACAGGTGCTATAATTATTGAGTTTGACCCTATAGGTGTACCTGATGGTATAATGGCAACTTATGATGGAGTGGTTTATAACACAGTTAGTTCTCCTCAGTTTGGTTTACTTGAAAGTACAGTTCAGGGTGTTCCTACTTACATAGGTTCTACAGGTTCGGATTGTGGAACTGCAGGTGGTGGTACATATCCTAACTTGCCTGTGTTTCAGTATATAGGTAATCAATTTGTAAATACTAATCAGCCTACTACTGTTCAAATACAAGCAGGTCAATCTCAGTTGACTGCCGGTCAGCCGGGTGATTGTGTTATGGTTATTCCTAAACCAAATGCAAGTCCTGCCATAGTTAACTTTACTTTTATTGGACCTTGTAATAGTACGGCTTGGAACTTTAATGTTCAATGTCCTACTGCTTTAAATGAAATAATTTCTACTTCACCTCAAAGTACTAGTTCGGCTGCTTGTACGGCACAATTAAACACATCTATTCACCACGTTCCTGTTGCAGGAACTGCACAAAATTTAATTCAAGTTAATGACTATATATTTGTAGACCACGATGGTGCAACACCTGCTACTGCAGGTTGGTATGGTTCTCCTTTTGGATATACATATGAAGTAGGTCCTAGAGGTGTGGTAATAAATAAACAAACTAGTTGTAATCATATTACTGTACAAGATTGTACTAATCAAAACTTATATACAATGAATGATAGGTTTGGTACAAATAGTGTGGGAGAAGTAATTCAATACAAAAGAATTAATCAAACAACATTCCAAATAGAAACACAAGTTTATTGTGGAACTATAACTAATATGGGTTCAGGAACATATACAAATGCAGTACAAGAAGGATTCATAGATTATGATTGTACTGATACAGTTCATTGTCCATAAAAAAAATAATATATGAGTAATCAAGTAACTAAAAATGCAAATTATACACTAAGTTATGATAGTGGTGTAAAAGGATTTCCATCTTTTTATTCCTATAATCCTGATTGGATGATAGGTATGAATAATTATTTTTATACGTTCAAAGGAGGTAATGTGTTTCGTCATAATACTAACGAAACTAGAAACCAATACTATGGTGTTAATTACCCTGCTAAAGTTGAGTCTGTTTTTAATGAGCAACCATTAGAGAACAAGTTATTTAAAACTATAAATCTTGAAGGTGATGACACTTGGACAACTACAGTTAAAAGTGATTTACAAGACACAGGGTTTATAGATGCAGATTACTATGAGAAAAAAGAACAAGCCTATTTTGCTTTTATAAGAAACTCAGGTCAGACATTTGCTAGTCCTGCAAATGCAAATCAATATGCACTACGTTCATTAAATGGTATTGCTACGAGTTCCAATATTCTTATTGATGCTCCACAAGCAGGGCAAAACATAGTTAGGTTTTCTACTAGTGTATCTATTGGGAGTATTATAAGCATAGGTGATATGCTTTACTTTGGAACAACACCACAACTGATGGGTCAAATTATTTCTACAAACATTGATATACCTAATGGTATTAATGAGATTGTAGTAGCTACGAATATATTAGGTGCTCAAGTTCCACCAACCGGAACAGAGTATATTTTATATATTAAAAATTCAGTTGCAGAATCTCACGGAATATTAGGACACTATGCAGTATTCAGCCTCATCAACAACAATACTAGTAAAGTAGAACTGTTTGCAGTTGAAAGTGAAGTAATGAAATCATTCCCTTAATTTTAGTATCTTTGTGAAGTATAATGACTTTTGACGTTAGACCACTTGAATTAGACGATTATGATACCTACCTTGTAAAATGGTGGAAAGATTGGGGGTGGAAAGCACCAACAAGAGATTTTCTTCCTGACAATGGTAAAGGTGGTATGATGATACTAGACGAAGACGGCACACCAATATGTGCAGGATTTGTTTATATGACTAACTCTAAAGTGGCTTGGGTAGATTGGATTGTATCTAATAAAGAATACAGGAAGAAGCCACATAGAACTAATGCCATAGGGTTGTTAATAGAAACATTAACTAATTTGTGTAAGAATTTAGATGCTAAATATTGTTATGCTTTAATTAAACATAAAGCACTACAAGACACATATGAAACATTAGGTTATCAAAAGGCAGATTCATATACACAAGAAATGATAAAAATATTATAATATGGCAGTAGCAACGGCAGCAATAGGAGGTTTGGTTATAGCAGGAGTTAGTGCAGGTGCATCTTTTTCTCAAGCCTCGAAACAAAAAAAACTTCAAGCACAAGCTGAACAAGATGCAGCCAAGGCAATGAGTCAGGCTAGAAAAAAATTAGATGTAAACTTTGCAGAACAAATGTCTGTAAAAAAAGAAGCTTACGATTTAGAAAGAGAAGCACTACTTAGTGCAGGTGCACAGGCAACAGAAGCAGGTATTGAAAGTGAAAGAGGTTCTGCAGCAACTGCAGGTAGAGTATATGCTGCACAACAACAAGGACAAGCAGGGGTAAGAGGTGCAATGGCTGATGAATTAACTAATATTGAAAATGCAGTATTAGAGGAAGAAGGAAGACTAAGAGATTTAGATGTGGCTTTAGATTTAGAAGAGGTTGCAGGTAATCAACAAAAAGCAGCAGATGCACAAGCAAGAGCAGAAGCAGCGAAACAACAAGGTATTCAATCCACGGTAGCTGCAGCACAATCTGCAATACAATTGGCTCCACTATTTCCACAAAGAACTGCAAACCAAAGGTCAGCAGCAGGTGGTGTAACAGGCTTAGATGTAGCTGCGTTCAACAAGCAAGGTGATGGTTCTCTAGGTAACTTAACAAATTTTAGTGACCTAAATAGTTTAAATAATAAGCAGTTTAGACAATTCAAAAAAGGGATGACTCCGGCACAACAATCAATGTTGTTTCAGAGTGATAGTTATATAAACTCATATAACGACCCTTTTAATATCTTAAACCAATAATAGATGACTGCATATAAATACGTTGAACGAAAAGTAGAAGACCAAATAAATTGGGCAGAGGTTGGAAAGAATTTTTCTAATGTTCTGCAGGAAGAGGTACGAGTAAGAGGAGAAAAAAAGAAAGCAATAGATGATGCATCTAGAGCATATCAAGAAGTATTAAATAACACACCTCAAGGTGATTTTGGTTTAGCTAATACATTTGCATTAGATGGTGCAGACAAACTACAGAAACAAGCATTGATGCAACTGACCTTATTAAAGTCAGGTCAGCTTGACCCTAAAAGATATACCATAATGCAACAAAATCTTGTTGACGGAACAGACCAACTATATGGTTTGGCACAAGGTTATCAAGATGAGTATGCAAGAAAAATGGAACTTATGGCAGATGGCACACCTCCGGGTGAAAGACTGTCAGGATTAGAAGCAGAACTTATGGCTTCTATTGAGGGATTAGGTAACTTAGCAAACCACGAGGTAACTATAAATCCTGATACAGGGATGATGGGTATTGGAGTTATGGATGCAGACGGTAAATTAAAAAGTTCAACTACTGCATTTGCATTACAAAAAAGATTAAAGTCAGACACTAGAGAATTTGATATGATGGGTGCATCTGATAAGTGGTTGAAGTCACTAGGTAAAGATGAGAGAGCAGCATTTGAAGATGTAGGAAATAAATTAACTGCTGATGTGTTAATTACTATTAGTGATGTAACACAAAAATTAAGACCGGGTGGTTCTATGTCAGAACTAACAGATGACCAACTCGCACAAATGTCATCCTTAACAGGGGTTGATGTTGCAGATTTAAAAACCCTCAGCTTATACAGAGAGGCACAAATGAATTATGTGAAATCTCAGCTATCTCCTGAAGCAAGTGGAACTAATGCAGCTTCAATGTTATTTGACCACGTTGGTGGATATGATACTTATATTCTTGGAGATGCTGAAGGTAAAACTCAGGCAGACTATGATGCATTGTCTGATGAGGAAAAAGCAAAAGTTATTTTAGTAACAACTGAAAATGGTAATCCTAAGTTTCAATTAACAGATGACCAATTAGCTATTGCTGAAAGAGCATTTGAATCACAAATAGATATAGGCTTAAATTATACTGAGAAACAAGAAGCAGTCTTTAGAGAGAAAGAAGGTAAGAGAGATGGATATGCACCTGAATATGTTTATAACAGAGGTGATAAAAATAAAGATGAAAAATCAGCAGTAACTCAATGGATGAATGTATTCAAACAAACTGATGTAGGACAAAGAGAAAACATACTAGATGCTATACTTAAAGACCCTGCAACTGAAGCTAAGGGAATAACAAATATGAAGTTTATTACTGATAGTAATGGCGACTCAAGGCTTGAGGTTACTTATCTTGATGATAGAAAAAACAAAACCGGGGACAATGGTATATTCATAGCTAAAGCAGGTACTGAACCTACTCAAGAAGATTGGGCACTAGCAGGTGTAGCAATTCACGGTGTGACTGACCCTAGAGATATTGAGAAAGCAGCAGGTGGATATAGCAATATGGGTGACGATTGGAATTATCTAGACCCAACGGGAACAGGAGTACAACTTGATAAGAAAGTTTCACCTCAAGACAAAGCTAATAAGTACATAGGTAGCAAGGTTACAGGTAATTATATAACTAATAAGACTGATGACAAATTTGCTGCAGATTTCTCAGCAGATTTTGGTGCACTTGGATTTACTGTTACAATTCCAAATAGTGGATACAATGTAGTAGAAATTACTGCACCTAATGGAGCAAAACAAAAGTTCTATACTAACTATGGTGCAGGTAGTGATTACTCTGATGCACAAGTGTTAAGGGATTGGGTTATCTCCAACGGAACTGAAGATGCAGCTAAGAATTTTGAAGCATCGGGTAAAGGAAACTCCGGTGGTGGTGGAATGTCTGACTTTTAATTAAAACTAAGGATGAACGAAAAAGCATTACAACAACTATATGTTCTTGCACAAGGCGATGGTTACTCTAAGTCGTTTGATGACTTCAAACAATTAATGAGTGAGAACGAGAATGCAATAAATCAAATGTATGGTCTTGCACAAAACGATGGCTACACAAAAGATGTGGAACAATTCAAAACTCTAGTTGGTTTTGGTGGAGCCGTAGGTGGAGATGCAATGGTTAGTGAAGCAGTAGAGCAAGTAAAAAAAAAAGACGAACCCGAAAGTTTGGTATCCGAAGAGTTCGCACTTCCGAATACTCCGGAATCCTTTGTTCCTTCTCCCGAATCAGATTCTTTATCGGAAGATGGTACTCCGATAGAGGTTGAAAAAAATCCTTATGATGGTACTCTTTTAGATGAGCAACCTGCTAACTTTTTTGATGAGTCACTAGCAGGTGTTAATGCAGACCTCATAGATTATGAAGAAGAGTATGTAGTTCCAAAACTAAATTATCAGTTTAATGATTATGGATTCACCTTTGCTGAAACAGGAATAGGGGATGGTATGAAAGTTAAGGCTGCAAATGGCAATGAACACTATACCAACCTTGACCCGTTTTGGGGAGAAAAAGGAGAGGCTGAAGCTTTACAAAAATTCTTAAAAGAAAATAGAGCAGAGAACCAAATCATCATAGACCAATCTACTGCTATTATTGAGAACAAAAGAAAGATTGATAATGAAGAACAAATTATCAATACAGTAAAAGCTTTTAATGAAGAATCAAAAAAGTTTGAGTCTGACTTAAAAGAGTATGCCTTATATAAAAACAAGTTAGACAATCTATATAAAAAGAACTTTTCCAATGTAACTAAAGAACAGTTAAATTCTGACCCTGTTCTGAAGGCAAACTTTGAACAATGGGTTTCAGCGAAAGAAGCTTCCAATAAAGTATTAGAAGATTTAAAAAAACAAAATCAAGACTTTGAAAGAAAGGGAGCCAAGCTTGACCAAATGGCAGGTGAGTATTATGAGATGGCTTCTGAACAAGGTGCACCGGGTGGTGCATTCGTTAATGCATTACTAGATGGTAGTGCTAGGTTTGGAACTACGGCAATGAACGTAATGACTGATGCTGCTACTTACTTCACACCTAATAGAGGTATGGGTGAGAGGGATTATAAATCTGAAATAGCTAGGGTTGCATTAGAAAATGGTTCTTTTGAAGAAGGTAAGTTTAGAGAAACTTATCCGGAAAGCAAAATTAAAAATGGTATGGTAGAAGTGTTGGACCCTGAGTTGGGTACACCAAAGATGATACCAATTGAAACCTTTCCTAGTGTTTATGATTTAAGTAAAGAAGACCTTATAAAAGAACTTGGTGGTGATACAAATGATTCTAAGTTTCTTGGACAAACTTTATTGCAAACTGCACTAGCACTTAGACTAGGAAAAGCTGCGTACAGTATACCTATTGTAGAAGAAACTGAATTTGACAAAGCAAACGCAAAGGTTATGGACCTAGTCCGTAAAGGTATAAAAGAGTTTGAAAGTTATGACCAAGCAGTAGAAGGTAGATATAGAAACCCATTCTCTTCAACTGCTCAAGGAACCGATGTAACATTAGGAATGTTAGATGCAGGTCGTAGAGGAATGAGAGAAGTATTGGGTAGTGATAATACCACCAAACAATGGAGTGATACTGCTAAAGAGGGATTTTGGGGTGGTGCATTACTTGGTTTAACAGAATCATTACCTGCTATGATAGGTGGTAGTAGTCCGGCAGGATGGGCACAACGTACTGCACAGATGT